GATAGGCCGCCGGCGGCCTATCCCGTCAGCCTCGCCGAGGCGCGGCGCCAGCTGAAGTTCGACACCGACGACAGCGATGTCGACCTGGCTGGCTGGATCGCTGCCGCCACCGAGTTGGTGGAAACCTATACCGGGCGGGCGCTGATCACCCGCAGCTACCGGGGATTCCTGAACTGGTGGCCGACCGATGCGCGGGGCGACGTGCGGCTGTGGGTCGACCTCTGGCCGGGGCCCCTGCAGAGCGTCACCGACGTCATCACCTATGATGACAGCGACAATCCGACGACGTTCGGCAGTCAATACTACTTCGTCGACACCGCCCGCACCGTCGGCCGCGTGGTTCTGCGGCGCGGCGTTGTCTGGCCGATCCCGCTGCGCATGGCCAACGGGATCCAGCTGGACTGGGTAGCCGGCTACGGAGACTCGCCGGCGTCCGTGCCCGAGGCCATCCGCTTGGCGATTCTGATCGTCGTCGGCCTCTTCAGCGAGTCGCGCGGCGACGAGACCGCCCCGCAGATGGACCTGCCGCCGGCCGCCAAGACGCTGCTGGGCAACCCCGTTCTCCCGCCCCTCTGACGCGAACGCCGTTCGCCTGAAAGGACCTACGACGCCATGAGCAGCCCGACCCTCAACCTGCAGCTCAGCCTGGTCGGCTCGGTCGCCGGCTCGCCGCCGATCGCCGGCTCCACGTCACTGGCGGAGAGCGTCAACCTGCAGCAGTTGCTGCAGCTGCTGCCCGGGACGGGCGGCGGCCAGGCCGACACGGTCTATCAGACGACCGGCACCATCGCCGCGTCGGGAACGGCCACCGTCGACCTGAACGGCTCGGTCACCGACGTGTTCGGCGCCACGGTGAACCTGCTGCACGTCAAGGCGATCATCCTGCTGGCCGCGGCCGGCAACACCAATGATGTCCAGATCGGCCCGGGCGCGGCCAACCCGTTCACCGGCCCGTTCGGAGGCACCACGCCCTACGTCGCCGTTTCGCCGGGCGAGATGTTCATGATCACCAAAGGGTCAGGCGCCGCCGCCGGTTGGGGCGTCACGGCCTCGACCGCCGACATCCTGAAGCTGGCCAATTCGGGCGGCGGCAGCTCGGTGACCTACACCCTGGTCGTGATCGGCACCTCGACCTGATCGATGTCCGCTCTGGTCGCTGTCACCAGGCGCGATCTGCGGCAGCGCGTGGAGTTTCAACGCGCTGTCCAGGTCCGGGACTCTCTGGGCGGCTCGGCCGCTTCCTGGAGTTCCATGGGCGCGCGCTGGGGCCTGCTCACGCCCTACCGCGCCCAGAAGCGCGGGGGAGCCGAGACGGTGATCGCCGCGCGGCTGCAGGGCATGGCGATCTTCGACCTCTGGGTCGTGTTCGATTCGGTCACTTCGACCATCACGCCCGACGACCGCGTGCGCGACCTCGACAGCCCGGGCGTCTGGCTGAACATCCGCTTCGCCCAGGATATGGATGGCCTTGGCCGCTACATGCTGATGCAGGCCGAGCTGGGCGGGGCGGCCTGATGGAGGCCAAGGTCGCCGGCCTGGCGGCGCTCGAGGCGAAGATCGCGCGGATCCCGGGCTCGATCCGAGACGCGGCGAAGGACGCGAACGATCAGAACGCCCTCGACTTCATGCGCCAGGTGCACGCGATCATTCCGCGCGACGACAAGGCCGGCGAGCACCTGGCGGACACCCTGGTGAAGGAGGCCGGCAAGACCTCGACGGCGGTTCGCGTGGCGATCGGTGGCCCCGAGGCACCCTATCCGGCGCACCTCGAGTTTGGCCACCGGGGGCCCGACGGCAAGCACGTGCCGGCCAAGCCCTTCTGGTTCACGACGCTGCGGGTGATGCGCCGACGCTTCCGTGACCGCGCCTCGCGCGCCGCATCCAAGGCGATCAAGGCATTCCAGGCGGAGGGGTCGAGCGATGGCCAGCCCTGATCCGTCCTATGCTATCCAGATGGCCGTCTCGGCGGCCTTGATGGCCAGCTCGGACATGATCGCCGCTTTCGGCGGGACGCCGCGGGTATGGGACCGGGTGCCGGCGGACAGCGCCAGCGGCCAGGCAGTCTTTCCCTATTGCACGATCGGCGAGGACCAGGTCGTCCCACACATCAATCAGAACACCGACTGTTCCGAGGTGTTCGCCAAGGTCGAGGTCTGGTCGCGCGCCGCGAACAAGGGCGAGGTGAAGCTGATTGCGGGCGCGGTGCGCGCGGCCCTCGACCGCGACATCGGCCTCGCCGGCGGCCACGTGATCGTCACCCACGCCGCCCACCAACTGGTCTTTCGCCGCGAGCCCGATGGCCTGACCGAGAGCGCGATCGTCACCATCCGCTACCAGACCCAGGCGCTGAGCCTGACGGCCGCCTAAAGGAGAGCCTCGCGCCATGTCCAACAACGTGAACAACGTCGCCGGCGAGCAGCTGCTGGTGCAGCTGGGCAACGGGGCGACGCCCGAGGTGTTCGCCTCCACGGCCACGATCAACACCAATCGGGCGATCGACATGTCGGCTGTCGCGTCGGTGACCGAGCTGGCCGATACCGTCACGCCGAGCAATCCGGCGATCACTTATCGCCAGATCAAGAGCTACGACCTCAAGGTGACTGGCGCGGGCGTCGCGGACGCGCCGTCGATCCTGGCGCTGATCAACTGGTGGCAGTCGGGCGCGCGCAAAAACGTCAAGCTGATCCAGAACCTGACGGGCGCTCAGGGCGGTTTCACCTTCGCCCTACCGATGGTGATCACGCAGATGCAGCTCGCCGGCGTCCGCGGGGACATGCAGACGTTCACCTGCACCCTCGAGGGCGCAGGCGCAATGACGGTCACCGCCAACCCCTGATGAGCCGCACGGCCGAGATCTCGCTGCCGTTCGGGGCGGAAGAGCGGAAGTTCCGCCTGGGCCTCGGCGAGCTGCGGGCAATCCAGGAGCGGTGCGACGCGGGGCCGGGCGAACTGGCCCAGCGCCTGGCGCCGATCGTCCGGGCGATCGCGGCGAAGCTGACGCCGACGCAAATGATGGCCGCGGGCCTGATGGGGACCTGGCGGATCGACGACGTGCGAGAGCCGATTCTGCAGGGCCTGATCGGCGGCGGCATGACGCCCACGGCCGCGGGCGCGCTGGTGCGCGGCGAATTCGATCCGCGGCCGCTCGCGCTCGAGCATCTGCCGCTGGCGCTGGCGATCTTGACTGAGGGCTACCTGCCGCCGGAGGACGAGCCCCCAAAACCCCGGGCGCCGACGAGGCCAGCTCGCCGGCGCTCCCGCGCGGCAAGATCGACTTCCGGGGCCTGATCGGCGCGGGCGCGGTGATGGGGTTCACTCCCGCCCAGGTGTGGGCGATGAGCCTATGGGAGTTCAGCGCGGCCTTCGACGGCTGGCGCCGCGCCAACACCGCCGACGCCGGCCCGGAGTTTCCGACCCGGGAAGAGCACATAGCCAACGTCGAGCGGGTGACGCTGCACTGAAGCGGTGCTATTGCGATTCGCCGTGAAGCAGCTTTTGATCGCCCTGGCCGCCGTTGTCGCGGCGGATGCGCATGCAGACCCAGCGCGATTCGATCTCATATGCGAAGGGCAGGCGGGGCACTTCTCCGGGCCGGGCGACGCCTTCGTTCCCAGCGAGCCATGGTCGCGACGCTACGCTGTGGACCTCTCCGCCGGCGCATTCTGCGTCAGCGGTTGCGGAATGATCGTAGCGCTAAGCGCCGTCGACGCCGGCCGCATAGCGTTCTTCTCCCACGGACGGGAGTCGGAAGAGGTCAATCGGATCGACGGCTCGATGGAGTTCGTCAACGACGAGGGCATGGTGATCAAGGCGACATGTAAGGTCGCACCCTTCACCCCGTTCCCCAAGACGATGTTCTAGGCGCGAAGGCTGCTCGCGCCACGGGAGGCGCGGATGGCTGACGGCGAAATTGTCGAACGTCTGGCGGTCGAGTGGGACGCCAAGACCGACAAGATCCTTGCGAAACTCAACGGCCTGAATCGGTCGGTGCACGGCTCGGCGAAGAAGATCGAGGAAGACTTCGCCGCCATCAACATCGAGAAGGCGCTCGGCAAGGTTTTCGACTCATCGCGCCTGGCAGTCCTAGAGGAGGGGAGCGCGCGGCTTCGGGTGTTCGGCTCAGCACTCGAGCCGCTGGGCCCACTCGGCATTGCCGCCGGCGTGGGGATCGGCGCGGCGGCGGCCGCCTTCGAGGGCGTTAAACGGGCCGGCGAGTGGGCGGAGAACCTCGAGCTTACTGCCCGGAAGCTCGGCGTCACCACAACGGCGCTTCAGACGTTCGACTATGCTGCGCTGTCATCGGGCCAGTCGACCGAGACCATGCGCAACGCCCTCTCGGCGCTGAACGAAAAGATCGGCCAGGTCCAATCCGGGCTTGCGAAAAAACAGATCGTCAAGGTCTTCGATCTGCTGCTCGGGCCCGACGCGCCCGAGCAGCTGCGCCAGATGAAGGACCTGCAGACGATCCTCCCGGCGATCAGCGAGCAGCTGCTCAGGCTGCCGGCGGCCGAGCGCGAGGGCGCAGCGGCCAGGATCGGCCTCGCGGAGGTGCTGCCGACCCTTGAGAAGATGCGCGGAGGCTTTGCCGCTCTCGCGCTCGAGGCCGAGCGCACCGGTCATGTGCTCGACGAGGAGGTCGTCGCGAAGGGGGCGCACGCCGCGGCCGAACTGAAGCTCGCATCGGACGTCATCGACAAGTCGGTCAAGGGCGCCTTCATCAACCTGGCGCCCGCGATATCGAACGCCGCCGATGCGCTCGCCCGCTTCGTCAAGACGGCGACCGACTTTGTGAGCGATCCGAGAACCGCTGAGCTGTTCGCGCGGATCTACAAGCCGATCGACGCCGAGCTGGGCACAAACTTTTCAGGGTTCTTTGAGGCTCAGCGATACCGCGAGCTGAACGTCGGGCTGTCCCTCGACGAGCTGAAGCTGGGGCCTGATCGGCCGAAGGGCGTTTCGAAGACGCTTCCGGATGCAACCAAAGCCAAGGGGCCCGACCCCGCATCGATCCTGAAGGCTGCCCAGGATGCGATCGCCAGGGCCACGGAGGAAGAGCTCAGGGCGCGGGAGGCGCTGACGGGAAACCTCGAAGAGCGCCTGGCGATCGCCAAGCAGCTCCGCGACGCAGAGCTGAAACAAAAGGTCGACGATCTCGAGGACGAGGCTGACCGGAAGGGCCTGACCGAAGCCGAGAAGAAGACGATGCGTGCGGCCGCCGACAGGGCCGAGGCGCTCGTCCGTCAGGCGGCGGAGGAGCAGGAAGCGCTGCTTCGCCGCGATGAGGCTTTCAAGCTCGAGGACACTGAGATCGAGGTCCATAAGGCCAAGGTCAACGCGGAGATCCACCAGCTAGAGGATGAGGCGGCCATCGCCGCAACCACGGCGCAGCGGCGCGCTCTCGAGCTCAGGATCCTGCAGCTGCGCCAGACCTTGGAGAAGGATCTCGAGGGGAGTGCGATCGACCGGCGGGTTCAAAAGGGCGAGTTGACGCCGGACCAGGGGACGGCCGAGAAGGCGGCGGTCGACAAGATCCAGTCGGCGGACACAAAGAAGGCTCTCTACGACACCTACTACAGCAGCGTGCACGGGGCGCTCGAGGCGGCGATCAAGGGCGGTTGGCCGGGCCTGGCCAAGTACATGGCCGACAAGCTGGAACAGAACCTCGTCGACGCGCTGACGAACAGCCTGACGAACCTGCTGATCGGCAGTCCCTCGACGCGCACGGGCGGCTGGTTCGGCGGCCTTATCGGCGCGGCCTTCGGGCTGCCGGGCTTCGCCTCCGGGACCGATTTCGCGCCCGGCGGCCTGGCGCTGGTCGGCGAGGCGGGCCCGGAGGTCGTCAATCTGCCCAGGGGCGCGCAGGTGATCCCAAACGGGCTGCTGGGCGGTCTGGCCGCCGCCAGGCCGTCGGCGATGTCGTCGCCGGCGGTCAATGTCTTTTCCTTCGATCTCAAGGGCGCGGTGATGACGGAGGACCTGCTCGGCCAGATGAACCGCATGGCCGCCGCGGCCGAGCAACGCGCGACGGTCAACGGCGCGGCGATCGCCGTGCAGACCGCCCGCTCGATCGTGCCGACCGACATGGCGCGGCGCGCCGGCCTGGCGATCCGCTGAACGGCGGATGATGCGCCAAGCTCCTAAAAGGAATATCCCGTGATCAGCTCCAGAACCTTGTTTGTGATCGCCGTAGCGGCGTTGCTGACCGGCTGCGCCAATGCGGCCAGCATACCGCTTTCGTCTTTGACGCCGCGCGGGCCGGTGGTCAGCTCGGATCTGATTCCGATCCTGCCGGCGAGTTCATTGAACCTCGAGAGCACGACCGCCAGTGGCCTCCTTACCTATATTCAGAACAGCCTCGCCCTGGGGAGCGCGGCTTCCTATAACGTAGGAACATCTGGGAATGCTGTCCCGCTGCTCAACCAGATAAATACATGGAGTGCGAACCAAATCTTCGCAGGCACGCAGATATACGTCGGGAACTCGTCGTCATTCGGCGAGATTGACCTGACTGCGGCCGCGGGCAATACCAGGGACGTTCTTTTCCTTGCCGGCATTCAGCCGCGTTGGAGCGTTATCGTTCAGGACGCAGAGGGCGGAAGTAACAGCGGCGCCAACTTCTATGTCGAGCGATTCGCCGACGGCGGGGGCTACCTCGATAATCCGATCGCCATTTCCAGGGCCACGGGTCTTGCGACCTTCTCCGACGGGCTGGCGTCTGGAGCCTCGGTGAGCTCAACGACTGAAGTCTACCCGGGCACCGGATCGGCGGCGCAAACGGCGGCGGGGTTGTTGGCCGGGACAGGCAATCCGGGGGCCGGCGTCGGGAACAACGGCGATTTCTACTTTCGTGCCGACTGCATTCACGGGTTCTCCGACTGCGTCTGGCATAAAGAAAGTGGCAGCTGGTACGACGTAAACTAGCTCGTCGGCGCGAACGATGCCTCAGTATGCTTTCAATGCGGATCTCAGGGTCGATGCTAGCGGCGACGTCCTGGCGGTGGACGCCGGCGGCGATTCGTTGGCCGTCTACCTGGCGAACATCGTCGTCATGCCCAATCCTTGGACCGCGCGGGCCCAGCTGCTCGATTTCGGGTCCGATATCGTGCCCCCCACCGGGGGCGCCGCCCAGCGGATCGGGCGGCTTGGCTCGCGCTTCGCGGTCACTTTCAGTGCGATGCCGGCGCTCGGCGTACTCACCGCCCAGGCGCTGCTCTCGCTGCGCGCCGCCGCTCGGGCCAACGGCGACGGCATAGTCTTCGCTTGGCCCCAGGCGCCCTTCACCGCGGCGATCGGCGCGCCCGTTGTGGTTGGCGCCGGCCAGGCGGGGACTGCCCTCGCGATCGGCGGTGTGACGCCCTCGAGCCCCGCGCTGACTGCCGGATGGTTCTTCAGCTTCGACGTCGCCGGCCGGAACTACCTGCACTGCCTTACGGCGGACGCCGCCGTCGATGGCGGCGGGGCGGCGACGCTCTCGATCGCGCCCATGCTACGCGCCAGCCCGGCGGACGGCCAACCCCTGAACTTCATCGCGCCCCAGATCGAGGGCTTCATCGACGGCTCCTCAGAGGATTGGACGCTCGATATGTTGGCTTCGACCGGCCTCCCGGCGTTCACGGTGACCGAGCGGGCCTGATGGCCGTCACCCTCAGCAAACTGCCGCTGCCCTGGCAGGCTAAGCTGTCGCTGATCGACTTCGGCATCGACCAGGCCGGCGCCGCCGGCGGAGCGCGCCAAAGGGACGTGAGGGTCGGGTCCCGCTGGGCTGCGACTTTCGCCGCATCGGCCGGGTTGCAGCCCACGGACGCGCGCAAGTTGATCGCCGCGCGCCTGGCGGCCCGGGCCGCGGGCTCGACGGTGATCGCGCCATTCCCGCAACCGCAAGGCGCACCAGCGCTCGGATCGCCGGTGGTCGCCGGCGGCGGGCAGGCCGGTGGGGTTCTCACGGTCCGGGGCCTGACTGCCGGTGTTACCGTCGGCGCCGGCCTGTGGTTCTCGTTCAGCGTCGGCGCCCGCTCGTTCCTCTACATGACCGTGGCGGCGCCCACCGCGGACGGGAGCGGCAATGCCACGCTGCCGATCGCGCCCTGGCTCCGGGCGCCTCCAGCCGACGGCGCAGCGCTCGACTTCCTGGCGCCCAAGATCGAAGGGTTCATCCAGGCGATGGCCGAGGATTGGACGCTCGACATGCTCGTCGCCTTCGGCGTCCCCAGCTTCACGATCCAGGAGCTGCAGTGACCACGCACCTCGATCCGACGCTGCAGTCCGGGCTGCAGGCTGACCATCCGCTCGTCTTCTGGGCGCTCGAGATCCTCTACCCGCGGTTCTCGCTGCGCCTGCTCGACGGGCCCGGGATGGCGACCATCAACGGCAACCCGTTCAGCGGGCTCGACCCCGACTACGGCGCGCTCGGCAGCCTCGAGTCGTACCAGGACGGCGTGGAGGCGACCGCGCCACACCTGGTGCTGCAGGTGCAGCCCCCCAGCAACACGGCCATGGCGGCGCTCTGCGACCCGGCCGCGCAGGGATCCCCGGTCAGCCTTTGGTTCGGCGCGCTCAACCGCGCCACCGGCGCGCCGATCGGCACGCCCTACCTGGCCTGGGTGGGCGATCTGGACACGGCGACGTGGATGACGGATCGCGGCGTTCGGGCGGCCAAGCTCGACTGCGAAAGCGCCTGGGACCGGTTCTTCGACGTCGACGAGGGCCTGCTGCTGACCAACAGCTGTCACCAGAGCTTCTGGCCGGGCGAGCTCGGCCTCGAGTATGTCACCCAGGTCCAGACGCAGATCCCCTGGGGGACGGACGCGCCGCGACCGGTGGTGGTGCACGACGTGCCGAACGGCACGCCCACCTATTCGAGCGGCGGCGGCAGCCCCTACCTCAACGGGTCGACCTTCACCGGCTACGGCGGCCTTCTCGCGGGCTTCAATATCCGCATGCCCGGGGTGCCATGACGGCCGCGCCCCATACCCCGTTGACCCGACGGGTGATCGCGACGCAGGCGACGGTCGATGCGTTCCGGCGAACGGCGTTCGCCTGGGGGCGCAACGATTGCGCGCGCCTCGCGGCCCACGTGCTCAAAGGCCTCGGCCACAAGCCGCGACTGACGCGCTTCGGCCCTTACCGGTCGCCGATCACGGCGCGGAAAGCGCTGCAGCGCCACGGTTTCCAGACGCTGGCCGATGTCCTCGATGATCTTGGTCTGCCCCGCATCCCGCCGGCGGCGGCGCTCCCTGGCGACATCCTGGGGTTCGGCCATCCGGACCAGCCGCTGCTGGTGGGCCTCGCCGTGGCGGTCGGAAACGGCCGCTTGCTCGGGTTCATGGATAACGGCGACGGCGAGGGGCAGCTCTGCCACGTGTTCGCGCCGACGTTCGGCGCCGCCGGCGTCGACTACTACGCCTGGCGCGCCGACCCGGTCTGATGCCTTTCCTCGTGCCCATCGTCGCCGCCGTCGGGTCGGCGATCGGCTCCGCTATCGCGACCGTCAGCGCCGTGGCGTCGATCGAAGCGGCGTCGCTGGCCGGCGCGATCGGGCTCAGCGGCGCGGGGATCCTCGCGGCGAGCAGCTTCGCGGCCGCCGCCGTCGTCGGCGGCCTCGGAGTGCTGGCCATCTCCGAGGTGTCGAGCCTGCTCTCGCCGTCGGCGCACGGCTCGAGCACCAACGCCATCGCCTTCAAGGCCGACATCAACGCCGGGATCCCCTACGTCATCGGCCGCACCGGCGTCGGGGGCAACATCGTCTTCGCCGACACTTCCGACGACGGCCACAACAAGTGGCTGCACTATTTCACTGTGCTGTCTATCGGCCCGGTGACGTCGATCGACAAGTTCACGGCCAACAACGTCCCGGTGACCTTCGATCCCACCACGGGCGAGGCCACCCAGCTCGGCTACAATTGGCGCGGCCTCTGGGCGACGAACACGCAATATCAGATTGGCGATGGGGTCTCCTACCTCGGCACGATCTACATCGCGGTGGCCGCGAACTACAACGACACGCCCTCAGATCCCAATTTCTGGGCTCCCGCCGGCGCTTATGCGGGACCGCGATGGCTCTCGAAGATGTGGCAGCTGCGGTCCCTCGGCGATCAGCCGGACAACATCTTGCCCGCGCCGAGCGGCACCGGGAACGTACCGGAGTGGACCAGCGCCAACCGCCTGAGCGGCCTTGCGCATGTTCGCTGGGTGCTGCAGGCGGACAGCGGCGCCTATCCCACCGGAACGCCAGCGCCGCTCTGGGTCGTCGCCGGCAAGGGCGCCTATGACCCTCGGCTCGATAGCACATACCCGGGCGGTTCCGGGCCGCAGCGAGCCAACGACGAGAACACCTGGGCGTTCAGCGAAAACCCCTACCTGCACGCGATCGCCTACCTGCTGGGCCGCAAGTCCAATGGCGCCCGGATAATTGGCGTCGGCGCGCCGGTGACCCAGATCGACCTGGCCGCCTACGTCGCCGGCGCCAACGTGGCGGACGCCAACGCCTGGAAAGTCGGCGGCCAGGTGTTCTCGACCGACAGCAAATGGGACACGCTGACCGCGATCCTGCAGGCCGGCGGCGGCGCGCCTCAGCGCATCGGCGCGCTGATCAGTTGCATCTGTCAGACGCCGCGCGTCTCCATCGCCACCCTGACCGGTGCGGACTTCGCCGGCGCCGTCAACGTCCAGGCGGTCGGCTCGAGGCGCGCCCGAGTTAACCGGGTAGTGCCCAGCTATCGCAGCGAGACGCATCAGTGGGCGGTCGTTCCGGCCGACCCGATCAGCGTGCCGCAATACATCACCGCCGACGGCGGCCAGCGCACCAAGGGAATCTCGATGCCCCTGGTGCAGCAGATAGGCCAGGTGGGCCAGCTGGCCCGCTACGCGATCGAAGACTCGCGGGAGTTCGGCCCCGTCACCGGCTCGGTCAAGCCCTACCTGATGGGCCTGCAGCCGGGCGATTGCGTCACGATCGACGAAGCGGAATTCGGCCTCAACGGCCAGGCGCTGCTGATCATGGATCGCAAGGTCGATCCGGCGACCTGCCTCTCGTCGCTGACCTTCCGCAGCGAAACGGCCGGCAAGCACCCGTTCGCTCTTGGCCAGACCGCCAATCCGCCGCCCGCGCCGTCGCTGACGGGCCGCGACCTGGTGGCCCTCGCACCCAACTCGCCGCCCTGGAGCGCGGTCGGCGGGACGGTAACGAGCGGCGGGGTGTCGATTCCAGCGATCATCGTCACCGGGACGATGGAGAACCCGGCGGCCTCCAACCTGATCGTTCGCACGCGGGTCAGCGCCGGGCCTGGCACGTGGGAGCATTACGACAGCCCGCCGGCGCCCGTGGCCACTCGGGTCGCGATCACCGGCGTCGGCAGCGGCGAGGTCCGCGACGTCGGCCTCTCCTACCTGGTGAACGGAATCCAGGGGCGCGAACTCGTGATCTCGGCCGTGACTGCGGGGATCTGGGCGGCCGCATCCACCGGCGGGGGCTCGACCGTGACGACGCCAGGTTCGGTCTCCTGGAGCAACATAAGCGTCACCGGCGGGGGCGGTGTCAGCGCCAGCGGCTCGACGAACGCGGTCACCCTCACGCTGATCACGGTGCCGATCACCCTGACGGTGACCTACACGGGCTCCGGAACGCTCTCCTACTCGCTGAACGCCGGCGCGCCCGTGACGATCGCCAGCGGCGGCACGCTGACGGTCAACGCCGGCGACACGCTCAGCTTCACGGAAACGACCACGGCGGTGGGCACCGTCAGCGGGACGGTGACCGTCTCCAACACTACCGGCGGCGGAACGCTGGGGACCTTCACCTACAGCGTCACGCTGACCACCACCCCTGCCGACGGTACGATCCTCTTCACCCAGTCGACCCCGGGCAGCTACTCGTTCGCCGTCCCGTCCGACGCGCCCGGTTTCGTGACCGTGGAGATCTGGGGGGGCGGCGGCGGAGGCGGCCGCGACGCCACGCGAGATTACGACGGATCTGGCGGTGGCGGCGGCGGCTACTCGAAGAAACACTTCGCGGTGACGCCCGGGACGACGGTGATCGCGGGGACGGTCGGGGCCGGCGGCGCCGGAGCAGTCACTGGGAGCAACGGCTCCAACGGCACAGCGTCGACCGTCACGAGTCCGGCCATGAACGCCGGCGGCGGGTTCCACGGCGGGAGCGCCGGCGGCAATCCCGGGGGGACCGGGGGAACCGCGAGCGGCGGCGACGTCAACACGTCCGGAACCGCCGGGAACGACTGGTATGGCGGCGGGGCCGGCGCCGGAGGAGGCTACGCCACCGGCGGCAGCGCCGGCGGCACCGCGCCAGGCGGTGGCGGGGCGGGCTCGCTGACCGGGACGCCCTTCGTCGTCTACCCTGGCGGCGCAGGCGCCAACGGCAAGGTCGTCATCACCGCGCACACAAGCTGACTCGAGGGGGGCGCGCATGAACGAGCCGATACGCATGCCCACCACGGCCTGGCAGTGGGCGATTGGGGGAGGCGTCACGATCAGCGTGGCGATGCTCTCCTGGCTCTGCAGCCAGCTGATCGAGATGCGCGACGGCATTCGGGAGCTGAAGGCGACCGTGCCGATCCAGATCCAGGACCTCGATCGGCGGGTCAGCGCCGTCGAGGGCCGCGTGACGGCCGTCGAAGCGCGCCAGCGCTGAGCCGAAGGAACCGAAATGATGATCGCGGATGACGACCTGCTGGCGCTTTGCGTCTGGGACGAGGCGGCCGGCGAGCCCTTCGAAGGCAAAGCGGCAGTGGCGCGCGTGGTCCTCAACCGCATCGACGCCCTGTTCCTCTCCGACGGGACGGTCGCCGGGACGGTGCTGCATCCGCTGGCCTTCAGCGGATTCTGGTTCGACATGCGCGGCGGCAAATATGTCCGCGTTGCCTGGACCCTCGAGGACGCCATGGCGCGCGCCGAGACTATGCTCGCGGACGCCAAGGACGAGCCGATCTGGCAGAAGTGCGCGCTGGCGGTCCAGGCCGCGAAGGCCGGCTCGACCTTCGCCGGGGGGGCGCAATGGCAGGCCCTCCTCGCCCAGCCCCGCACGCTGAACTACGCGAATCTGGCCCTCTGCTCGCCCAGCTGGGCGCGGCCGGAATGCAAGGTCGCCGAGATTGGCCACCACACCTTCTTCAAGGACTGACGATGCCCGACGCTCGTGGCTGGGCCGGCATCGGCCTGTTCGTGACCTTCCTGTACGTCTTCACGGTGCGGTCGCTGCTCCCGGCCCTAACCAAGGATGAGACCACTAACGTCCTGTTGGGCGGTCTGGCCACCGGAGGGGTGCTCCTGGTCGCCTCCTACTATTTCGGCTCGTCCTCGCCCAAGGACAAGCCGCCCCAATGACGCCGGCTCAGACCATCTGGACGGCGCTCATCGCCGCGCAAGCGGTCGTCCTCTCGCCCCTCGTCATCTACCTCGTGAAAAGGATCCTAGACATGGCTGTCTCCCCCAGGATCTCCGCCGCTCTGGCCGAGATCCAAAACTCCATCAACGCCATTCCGGCGATGGTGGCTACCGCGGTCGCCAACGCGAACGCCGCGGCGGTGCAGGACCAGGCTGACAACGAGGCCGCCGTCCAGGCGATGGCCGACAGCCTGAAGCAGGCCGTCGGCTCGTGA